AAGGTGGTACAGCTTACTACAACTCAGCTGTGCAAATTGATGGATCAAGTGTTACTCCAGAATGGCAAGGCGGAACAGCTCCCACTGAAGGTAATGCTAGTTCATTAGATACTTATACTTATACAATTATTAAAACTGCAAGCGCAACGTTTACAGTTTTAGCAGGTTTGGCTCAGTATGCTTAATAAAAAAGGAATATAAATTATATGCCTATTAAATCATCTTTTGGAGCAGGTTCATCAACAGGTTTTGGAGCAGGTGCTGAATCAGGTCCTGCCTATATTGAGGCTACAGGAGGAACAGAAAGCACTGTAGGTGATTATAAAATTCATGTTTTTACAGGTGATGATACATTGTGTGTAACTTCTAAAGGTAAACTATCAGGTTCAAACACAGCTGACTACATGGTTGTAGCCGGCGGTGGTGGTGGAGCACAAGGAACAGGAGGAGGAGGAGGAGGCGGAGGCTTCAGAGAATCTCCTGGAACAGCTTCTGGTTCTTATACTACTTCCCCATTAGGAGCAGCACCTGCAGTTGCTATAGCAGTAACAAAAGGAGCTATGCCTATTACCGTTGGAGCTGGTGGCGCTGGTGGAGGAACAACTCCATCCCCAGGTGGAGTGCAAGGAGGAAATTCAATTTTTGGATCAATAACATCTGCCGGTGGCGGTGGTGGAAATGAATGTTCAGGTGGCGGCGGACCGGGAGGTTCAGGCGGCGGAGCAGGAAGATTAAATAACAGCCCAGGTTCAGGTAATACACCTCCAACAAATCCCCCTCAAGGGCAGAATGGTGGAATAGGACCTTTCAATACAGGAGCTGGTGGTGGCGGAGCAACAAGTGCTCCAGGATCATCAAAAACCGGCGGCAGTGGAGCAACAACAATCATTTCAAATTCACCGGAAACCTTTTCTGGAGGTGGTGGTGGTGGTTCAGACCAAACTGGAGATCCGGGTGGAAATGGCGGACCCGGAGGCGGAGGCCGAGGCGGAAATAGACAAAATTCACCTGTAGCAGGAACAGCTGGAACAACTAACACTGGTGGTGGTGGAGGTGGAAGAGGATTACCATCTGGATCTGGAGTAAACGGCGGAAGTGGAAAAGTAATAGTAAGGTATAAATTTCAAAATTAATTATGGCACACTTTGCAAAAATATCAGAAGAGAATATAGTTTTAACAGTTAATAAAGTTAATGATTCAAACGCACCAACAGAACAAGCTGGACAAGAATTTTTAGAAAGAGTTCATGGTTGGCCTGCTCATCTTTGGAAACAAACTTCTTATAACACAGAAAAAAATGTTCATTTAACAGGTGGTACTCCTTTAAGAGGAAACTATGCAGGTATAGGATATATTTGGGATGCTACTAATGAAATATTTTTTTCACCAAAACCATATCCTAGTTGGACTAAAGATGTAGCAAATGCTACATGGGTATCTCCTCTAGGAAACCCTCCTGCGTTAACTTCAGAACAACAAACACAAAATGATGATGATGCCACACACCTTTGGACGTATGTGTGGGACGAAGCAGCATATCAAGCTGATAATACAGCTGGCTGGAATTTGACAGATTTAGACGCATAGTATATAAGACCTATAAACATATAGAGGTATGCAAAAGAAATTATTAAGTGAACAGGCAGTATATTCAGGCGATATTAAAATGCCTAAAGGTTTTGAAATAAATCCTTTTGAAATGTCAAAATTTATTTTTGAACACCTCTATACAGGAGAAGAAATTCCTTTTTATAAAACTTGGGGTAGATTAAATAAATATATTATAGAACACTTACGTGTAAAATATAATTTAAAATTAGTTAACCAAAAAACTTGGGGAACTATGTATCTCCCAAATGAAAAAAGTAATCCTTTAAAAGAAACTAATCCCAACGATTTAAAAAATTCTCCTGATTTTGTTTGTTTATATGGAATTAATGCAACAGATTGTAATGTTAAAATCTATTATGATGATAATAGAAGACAAGGTAAGTATTGGGACATACCTTTAACCCATAACCAGTTTATAATGTTTCCAGCGAATAATTTTTACCACATAGAAAACAATCAAAAAGAATCTTTAAACTTTATACAAACAATAACTTATGAGTATCTTGGATAAAGACAAAGACTATGTTTTAGTAAATTTATCTTATATAAAAAAAGATATAGCACATTTTAAAAAATATGCATGTCTAGCTCACAAACGTTTTGAACACAAATATGGTAAACAATCAACTACAGCTTTATATAATCAATATAACTCTATGACTTTGTTAGTAGGGTCTGTAAAATATTATAAAATGTTTAAAGATGTTTTTAAAATTATTAGAAAATATGCTAATACTAAAAAACCTTTGTGGTTACAATCATGGTTAAATATCCATGATGATCAACAGCTATTAACATGGCATAATCATAGTGACTCTTTGTTTCATGGTTATGTTTCAATTGACCCTAAAAATACTGAAACAGTTTTTAAAAATTATACTATAAAAAATAAAATAGGTAATGTTTATATAGGACCATCCGCAAATTATCACAAAGTAGTATGTAAGAAAAAATTTAAAGACAAAAGAATTACAATAGCTTTTGATGTTATTGATGAAAAATGTATTAAACAAACATATAATAAATACGGAGAGGTGGGCATTAACACAGGTTTCTTGCCTATATACTAATGAATATATCTGAAAATTTTTTAACTAAAGAAGAGTTGCAAGTTGTTAATAAAGAAATTTTACAAAATGATTTTCCATGGTATCCAATGGATAATACTTTAAAAGATAAATCATTTCCTATGATGACACATATTTTAATTGATAGATGTGATCATGGTGAGGAACCTATTTCTAATTCTAATTATAGTCTTTTTTTTGAAACTATAGTTAAAAGATTTTGTAAAAAGTATAAAATTAAATTTAATAAATTTACAAGAGCTTCTCTTAATTTAACCATGTCTAATAGTAAATATTCTTTTATATCACCTCATGTAGATCATAGATTTAAACATAATTTAATTATGATTTATTTAGAAGATTGTTCAGGAGACACAATAATATTCGATAAGAAATATACAAAAGGAGATAATATCATAGACGTTGAATCATCAAAAATTAAAAAATTAAAAATACTTAAAAAAATAAAACCTAAACAAGGTAGAGTTATGATATGTGATGGATCTTATTTCCATACTTATGAGTTTTGCAAACACAATGAAATAAGAAGAGTTGGAGTTTTTACTTTTATATGAATCTAGAAAATTATTATTGGTCTTTTAAATCAGCTATACCTCCAAGACTTTGTGATCATATAATTCAACATGGTTTATCGAAAACAGAGTCTATGGCAAGAACAGGTGCTTATACAGAAAATAAAAAATTATCTAATAAAGAGGTTGCAGATTTAAAACGTAAAAGAGATTCTAATGTAACATGGTTAGATGATCCATGGATATATAAAGAGTTACATCCTTTTATTAATACAGCCAATAAAAATGCAGGATGGAACTTTGACTGGGATTTTTCTGAACAATGTCAATTTACAAAATATAAACTTAATCAATACTATGACTGGCATTGTGATAGTTGGAATAAACCATATGAAAAAGGAAATAGTAAAGGTAAAATAAGAAAACTTTCAATGACCTGTCAACTTACTGATGGCTCAGAGTATGATGGTGGAGAACTTGAATTTGATTTTAGGCAATATGACCCGCCCATGAGAGATGAATCAAAACATTTACAGCAAGTTAAAGAAATTTTGCCTAAAGGATCTATTGTTGTATTTCCTTCATTTGTGTGGCATAGAGTTAAACCGGTAACGAAAGGAGTAAGATATTCATTGGTAATGTGGAACCTTGGATATCCGTTTAAATAATATGGATGTACATGAATTTTTTAAAACACCAATATGGGTGGAAGAGAAACCAGAGTTTGTTAAATCTTTAGATAAAGCTTCTAATAAATATATTAAAAAAGCTAAAAAAGAAAAAAAAGATTATATAAAAAAATATGGTGATTTTTGTACAAGTTATCATTCGACACCTCTTACATTAGATAATGATTTTTTAGATTTTAGAAATTATGTGGGTCAAAAGTCTTGTGACTTTTTAGATTGGCAAGGTTTTGATATGTCACGATACCTAACTATGTTTCATGAAATGTGGGTACAAGAGTTTGCTAAAAAGGGTGGTGGCCATCATTCAGCACACATACATTGGAATCAACATGTATCCGGTTTTTATTTTTTAAAGTGCAGCGATAAAACTTCTTATCCAGTATTTCACGAGCCAAGAACAGGTGCTCGTACTACCAAGTTAATTACAAAATCAAAAGACATAAGTCACGGTAGTGAGCTTATACATTTTAAACCACAACCAGGAACATTAATAATATTTCCAGGATATTTAGAACATGAATTTACTGTAGATCATGGAATAGAACCATTTAGATTTATACACTGGAACATACAAGCAGTTCCGAAAGGAATGGCGAAAAATGCGTAAGCATTCATTTGTATATAACATAGTTGAAGATTATGTTGAAGTAGATATAGAAACAAAAAGAATAATTAAAAATATAAAATTAACTAAAGACACAGTACGACCGGAAATGAACCTAACTTCTTTTTATCAAAGCAGCAAAGAACTATATGATTTACTTATAAATAAATTAAACGTTAATTTTAAAAAACTTAATTTAAATTTAAAACATTGTTGGGTTCAAAAGTATTTAAAAAATAGTTACCACAGCGTTCATACACATAATCCAAAAGGTAAGTCTTTTGTTTGGTTTATAGAGGGTAATGAGGACTCGTCACCTCTATGTTTTTATGACGTAGGCTACCCATCGGTAGATATAAACAAAAATATTGTTTGTGAATTTGTACCAGGTAAATTAATTATATTTCCTGGATTTATTCCTCATGAAGTAAGGCCTAATAAAAATAATAATAGATTAATAGTAAGTGGTAATTTAGATGACCTATAAGGTTATAGATAATTTTTTAAATAATCAATTTTACGAAAAACTTTGTTATGATTTAAAAGGGGAGAATCACCCTTGGTACTATACTAAAATAGATGTAGATTTAAAAAAAAGTATGAACAACGGTCTTTTTACTTATTCTTATTACGGTAATCATAAACCTTTGTCTGATAAGTTTGATGAACACATAAGACCCATAACAGAAAGCTTAGATGTTGAA